ATAAATTTGAAATATATGGTCACTGCGCTGATTGCAACCAACATGAAATTGAATAAAAGTTGATGTGACAAGGGTTTTGCTGTGAGTCAATTAATGATCACGACAACGCAAAACCCAAATGACCACAATTTGACCACATTGACCTTTTGAAGTGGTCATTTTTCATTCATCGCTCGCTCAAATTGTTCAACCGATTCTTCTTGCAATGTCTCGGTTACGTGGCTATATAGGTCGAGTGTGATGTCAATTGACTTGTGGCCAAGTCTCTCCGAAACAACTTTAGGATGTTGATTTAATTGAAGGCTGATTGATGCGTGTGTATGGCGCAGATCATGCATCCTTATTCTTGGCAAACCAATTTTTTGGCTGATTTCAAACAACCGCCTGCTAGTACCTCTGGGGTCGATACGGTTGCCGTTGTAACTCAAAAAAACGCACTGATCTTCTTTGAATTCGCGCTGTAATTTAAACATAAGTTCTTTTTGCTTTAACCTGTGTTGCTTCAGTACGTCTGTTACAAAGTCACTTATCTTTATTGTTCTTTGTGAACCCTCGGTTTTCACGTCTTGCAGAATGTGTCCTTGTTTACCTGCCCAAGCTACTGTTCGACGCACCGTGATTGTCTGTCGCTCAAAATCAATGTCTTTCCACTTCAATCCGTGAATTTCACCTGTACGCATGCCTGTCCAGATAGCTAATACAAAAACTGGATATCGTTTTGTCTCGTTTTTAGCGTGTTCCAGAAAAAACCTGCTTTGCTCAATCGTCCATGTTTTCATTTCCTTTTTGTTACCTTTAGGTGTACTTAAATTATTAGTGATGTTTTTAGTAACGTATTCCCAAGCTACAGCATCGCGGTACATTGCACTAAGGATATTGTGTAAAAGCTTAATATATTTAGCGCTCAGCCCCTCTTCGTCCATGCGGTTATAAAAGCGCTGCAAATCAATTTGCTTAATATCGCCTAACTTCGCCTTAGCAAATTCCGGCACAATGCGGTTGCGTATAACGCCAGCATAAACTGAAAAAGTAGAAGCGCGATAATTGTTTTGCATGATCTCCATCCATTCCTCGGCAAAATCTTCAAATGTTATCTTCTTTGTGTGTACATAGTCACCCCTGTAAATCTGCAGCTCAACATCCTGCATTGCACGTTCTGCCTCTTTCTTTGTCTTAAAACCTCCCTTCGATTTTTGCTTGCGCTTTCCGGTCTTTGGATCCTTTCCAATGTCTACGGTGTAATAATATGACTTACCTCTCCAGCGCACATAACCCATAGTGATCCCTCCTTAAAGAATTGTGCGTAGATTTAGCTGCATCACCTCCTCAATGTCCTCAAGCATAACTAAAAAGTAATCCACCTCATATAACTCATCACCAATTCCAATATAACGGCAAAAACTTTCAACGCTTGCCACGTCCACACCTAACTGGTTATGGTCTTTGTTTCTGATCAAGTGGCTGGAGGTGATTGTTACCGATGTAAGGTTTTCATCAACAAGGTCGGTATCCACTTTCTCGGCGCTGCTTAAGCTGTACCATTTTGTAGGCTCGTCAAAAGATGCCTCCAGCAAAGCGCGAAAGGGTTTGCGGATACCATCGTAATCATCGTATAAGACTTTCATCAATAACCTCCCGTCCTGTTTGTCGTTTCAGCTGCTGTAGTACGCGGTGTGTTTCGTTAGACCAACTGTCCGGGTCGTAACTAGATTTTGATTCAGCTATCTGTAGTGTGTTGTATTGAGCGCCACGTAATTGTTTACGTTGTATTTGATCGAAGCGATCGGCAACCATGCCTTTTGGTAGCTCAAACACTTTAGCAGCTTCATCAACAGTCGCACAACGGATAAACAGATTCTCCGGCATAGCTGCGTAAAGGCTGAAATGATAAACCTGTCGCTCCTGCAAGTTAATGAAGGAATCGTTCATATATCGCTGGTCGCCGTAGTGTCTAAGCACATGCCCAAACTCGTGAAAAAAGAGCTGACGCTGCTTAACGTGCGTTTCATTTTCATTAATAAAGATCACCGCAAATTCGCTATCAAACACCGCCTTAGTTTTGCAGTCGGTCGAATCAACCATAATTCCAAAAGCTTCACTAAGCCTGCTGATCGATAAATCTTCAACATCATAAATCCCTCGATTTTCGTATTCCTTCATTAACCAAGTTTCTAAATGCGTTTCAAACAAAAGATCACCACCGGAACGTATGTTCTATTTTGTGATATAAGAAATAACCCTGGAGTGGGTTAATCTTTTTGGAACTTCTTTTTGAGTTCTCGGAAACGCTGAAGTTCATCTTGTAGGTGTTCGATCTCGTCTTCCGTCAAATCCTGTCCGCCGTCCTCAAACATTAAACTTGGCTGACTTCCTTCCACGCCAAGCATTTCATCAACAGAACGACCGTACAGCTCCGCCAGAGCTTTTAAAGTGTCGGTGCTGGGGTCTCGTTCGCCTCTTTCTACCATAGAAAGAAAACCATTTGACACTCCAACTTTTGCTGCGGCATCTATTTGAGAGTATCCAGCTTTTTTACGCGCTTTAACTAAAGCCTTACCTAATCCCTCATCCATAGTAATAGCTCCTAACGTATTGTTGTTAATTATGGTACCACAAATTAACGGATAGTAAATTTAATTTAACTATATGGTTAAAAATTGTTGACATTAAACTATATGTTAATTATACTAAGGTTAGAAATTAACTAATAGTTAAACAAAAGGAGGTGATCCGATTGCAAAAACCTCTGCATGAAACAGTTAAAGAAGTACGACAACAACGCGGAATACCGCAGGCGGTTATTGCTCGAAAATTGGGGATTACACGCCAGTCTTACGCTAGTAAAGAAGCGGGTAAATCACCTTTTTACGCCGAGGACATTAGCACACTTGCGGAAAGCCTTGTTGTAGAACCAGCTTATTTTTTTGAAAAAGAATTAACTAATAGTTAAAATCAAGCTTTTGTTTAACTTCTAGGTTAATTAATTTAATCCTGCTAAGGAGGTCGAGAAACATGCAGGCAACTGAACTTCCGTTGGTGTTAAGCAAAAAGGATGTTGAAGAAATCTTAGGTGTTGGTGATTACGCTGGGCGTAACTTATTCGCTGACCCTAGTTTCCCAAGTTTTAAAGTAGGTGGCAAGCACAAGGTCTATCGAGTCGACTTCATGCAGTGGCTTGAAGGGCAGAAGCAAACCGTTTAACCCCAAAAAAGGAGGAATCCACTTGAGCACAGCAGAAATGAAGGCGTTCGAAGAAGAAATCCGCAACGTATTCATCCACCAGACCAAAGAAGAAGCACACGACCGCGCACACAGCTTCGCAAAGCACGTAGAAGAAGGCAGCGGCAGAAAGTATGGATGGTACTGGGCGCTGAAAGACGGCGTTTGGGAGCAGCACGGATACAAGCAGGAGGTTTGATGATGGAACGTGCAATCAAAGCGTTACAGAAAGAGCACAAGTATTTAAGTGGTCAGCTTAAGTCGAATCAGCGTGACATGGAGCGGCTACAGGAGCAACTGGATGACTTGGAGCAACACACAAAAGAATGTGAAAGCACAATATTCGAGGTGGAGAATTTGATAAAAAGATTGGAGGCTGAAAGGGATGCGCACAATGGAACGCAACATGATGAAGGTTAACCGCATGGATCGGCGCATGGAATCACCACCCGAACCACCGACCATCATCGCAGCACACTGCCAGTCATGCGGTGTGGAAATCGAACACGGCGACACGGCGGCTTACGACATGTGGGAAGGTCATTACTACTGCGACAAAGGGTGCTACACAGGTGACACGACGTATGTAGAAGTCACGACAGCGGAGGTAGAAAATGAGTGAAGAAATGAACATCCATCAGAAGTTGGTAGAAATCCGAAAATCAATTGACACATTCACAAAAGACACAAAGGGTCACCAGTACGAGTACGTTAGCGGATCGCAGGTGCTTAGTAAAATCAAGGGGAAAATGGACGAGCTAGGGGTTTTGTTAGAGCCGGAAGTGAAGCAGGTGCAACACGACACCACCGGAAAAAGTCCGGTTGTGCACGGTGAAATGGTTTATACGTGGGTGAATGCAGACAAGCCGGATGATCGCATTGAAAAGAAGTGGATGCTCTTCGGTCAGCAAGCAGACGTATCTAAAGCCTTTGGATCGGCGTTGACGTATTCAGAACGTTACTTCTTGCTTAAATACTTCGGTATCCCAACCGATGACGACGACCCAGACACGCAGCAACAACCTAAAAAAGCTACCGACAATCAGAAGAAAATGCTTAACGACTTGGTCAATAAACGTGCCCAAGCCAACGGAAGCACGCCGGATCAGACGTGGCAGGGAATGTTGTCACACTTCGGACTTAATGCAACGTGGGATACGCTAACACAAGGACAGTGCAGCCAACTAATTAATGCCCTGCAAAATAATTAAGCCACCGGCGCACACCGGTGACAACAATCCTTGGAAGGAAGGATCACCAAAATGATACCACGCGAAAACGGCAAAGTCGATAGGAAGGAATTAGGGTGGCGCATTGCGTTATGCGCCTTGCCCTTTATTCCGATTGTGGCAGAGACAATAAGAGTTTCCTTATAGGAGGTAATGAGCATGAACAAAGACTATATCAAAGTTTGCTTGGAAGCTGCACGCACTTTACACAACAGGCACGCAGAACTAGAAAAATCCGGCGTTCATATAGACGTTCTGCTTGATGATGAAAACCATTTCCATGAGCTTCTTAAACCTCCGTGGCTCATGGATCTTCTAAACGATAATGGAATCGACACTTATATCAATTACGTTTGTGCGACTGCCAGAGGCAGTATAGAAGTTGACGATGCTGCTGAATTGATTGCTGAAACTGTAGCAAGTGTGATTGAGCGAAGTAGTTAACTGCGCATTGGAGCGCTGAGAAGCAAAAAAGGAGAGATAGATATGGATTGGGTAAAAGAAGGGTTAAATTATTGGGAAAATCCACAATGCCCTAGAGAATATTTAGAGAAGGCATTAGTTCGTTTAATTAATGAAACGGAGGGAGTTGAACTTCCAAAAGACCATTTTAATACATTAGATGAACAGGATCTAAGAAAAGAAGTAGGATTTTATGAATACGTTTCTGATAAATAATGAACGGTTCGACCTTGGTATGTATTAGAGCGAAAACGAAAAGGAGTGAAAATTTTGAAAGTTAAAGCGATACGAAACGATAGTTGGTTAGGCATAAAAAACGGTGAAATGTACGATGCGGAAGAAGTCGAAACCGTAGTTGGGAAGCGAATTAAGGTTTACACAGAAGATTGTATAGTATTTTTAAATAGAAGTGATTTTGAAATAGTTGATACTCATAACGACCCTAAAGCGCAATAAAAAACAACGCCGGGCAGCGCCCGGCTGGGAGGTACTAGAATGAGTGATGTTGACCTCGAAAACGGTGTTCCAGTCGAGTTTGTCCGGCGCGAAGTTCTTCATATAGAAAATGTCCGCAAAGACTTTGTTCATTACGCTAGATTTAGAAAACACAGAGGCGGTGACACAACTAAATGTGAATTGTGTGGCATCCCTTTTGAATCTGATGATTGCGTAAGTTTAGTTCAAGTGACAGGGGAGTTAAACAGGTATTCCTGCGCCGATTGTGCAACGAAAGCTATTGAATTTGGGGCAGGTGCCAGATAGACAAAAACGCCGCCTCCGGGCGGCTGGGAGGTAATAACATGTGGACGGATCACATTGAAGAAAAGATAAATAGCGGACAACCCCTGCGCCAAGACGACCTGCAATATCTGCTCTACCGCGCAAAAGAAGCTGACCGTCTAGCCATGAAGTACGAAAACACAGGCGCAATGTTTGCGCGCGGAAACTTGATTGGTCGCATACGTGGCTTTGAGGAAGAAGTGCACAAGGCGTTGAAAGCAACATCAGAGCCGTACACGGAGTTTGTGTTGGATCACGCGCTGGATAAATATAGCTTGAAATTAGATCACAGCTAGAAAACCATATAATCGCGCTGCACAAAGTGTGGCGCGCATATTTTTACCCTTAAGTTGTAAGACGATGTAAGACGTTTTATAAAAAATGACCGTCTGGTTTTTAGAAACGCAGGTTTATGCAATAACAACAGTACAACCACACGGCAGCGCAACAGGCTGTCTTTTCTCAAGCGTTCACACCGAACATGTGTACTACAAATATATGTAAAAAGGAGGCTTCCGTTATGATCCGGTCACCTCCCGCGTTTTAAGTATTAGCATTTTAGCACCATCCTTGGTGTTATTGTTCGTCCGCTTCCTCCAGGTACAAGAGGTCTTGGATCTGACACTCGAACAGGTCGCAAAGCTTAGCGATCGTGTCGATGCCCAGCTTTTGTGATTCTTCGTGATACAACTTTGAAATTGTCGTTCTGCTTAGTCCGGTTTTTTCGTGTACATCTTGAATATCCATTTTATGTTTAGCCATTAAAACGCGCAGATTATTTTTTACAACTCTCATAACACTCTCTCCTTTGCTCTATTAACGTGTTTATTATAACCATCTTAATTTATATAGTACACAATCGTGTATTATATGTCAAACCGAAAGTTAAAATGAATACAATTGTGTTTACAAAGAATGAAAATGTGTTTATAATGAATTTGTAAGGAGGTGAATAGCTTTGTCGAAAGTCGAGATCAGCCTTCTTGAAACGATGGCAAAAAAGGGCGTGACGCCGAGGGAGCTTGAACTGGAGTCCGGCCTTTCCCGCCATGCAATCAACAGCATGATGAATGGGGATGTTCAACGTGTTGACTTCCGCGTTCTTGCCAAGCTTTGCGATGCGCTTGATTGCGAAATTCAAGACTTAATGCAGGTTAAACGACCGGCAGCAGAAGGGAGGTGAGATGCACGTTAAATCGTGCAAAGGAGAGGCAATTGAGAGGTATTTAAAGGAGGATTTTATGAATCTCGAAATCTTTGAACACAGCAGATTTGGGAGTGTTCGCGTCGTAAATCAAGGAGGGGAACCTTATTTTGCTCTGGTTGATCTTTGCGAGGTTCTTGATTTAGGTCAAGCTTCAGCTGTTAAACGGAGGATAGAAGATGACGTGATTTCAAATCACCCCATCGAAGACTCCATAGGCAGAGAGCAATTTGCAACATTTGTTAACGAAGACGGCCTTTACGATGTGATATTGGATAGCCGGAAACCAGAAGCCAAAGGGTTTCGGAAGTGGGTAACATCCGAGGTTCTACCAAGCATAAGGAAAACAGGCGGTTACCAAGTGAAAACGCCTCAAACTTATGCAGAAGCTCTAAGGTTAGCTGCGGATCAAGCAGAAGAAATGGAGCGAAACAAACCAAAAGTTGAAGCTCACGACCGCTTCATTAGTGGTGAGAACCTTCAAACTATGGGGGATATTGCTCAATCTTTAGGTTGGGGAAGGAACAATTTATTCAAGGAACTGAGGGCTCAAGGGGTGCTCAAGAAGAACAACACTCCTTACCAAAGGTTCATAGACGCAGGATACTTTTCAGTAAAACAAACGCCAATAAAGAATGGTCGATTCAACAAGCCTCAAACTTACGTGACCGCAAAAGGCGTTGATTGGCTAGATAAACAGGTAAATGGCAATAAAAAAGACCAACTGCCGCAAACAGTTAGTCGTTGAGAAAACAATATGTAACTTCTGTACCTGCATTATATCACAAATAATTGATCGTGGGTACAGGGGAAGGTTAAAAATGAGGTGAAAAAGTGCAGCAAGAAACCTTAGTAGATAACAGAGCTGGTTATACTTTTGCGATTGTACATGATGTTGTGTTGAGGGATGAAGGTTTAACCACACACGAAAAGCTGCTTTACTGCGTGCTTTCTAGCTACGCCGACCAAAAAACGAAGTCGTCCTTCCCTTCTGTCAAAACGTTAGCAGATAAAACAGGGTCAAGCAAAAACACGGTACGCAAAAGCACTAAGTCACTACATGACAAGGGTCTGCTTGAGATCAAACGCAGACAAACAGGTGATGGATTCAATTACAGCAACGTCTATGTGCTTTGTTCTTTAGATAAAAGGTATGGTTCAACAGGTGAACCACCTACCTCAATGAGTGAACCACCTACCTCAACAGATGAACTAGGGGTGGTTCAACAGGTGAACCAGGGTGGTTCAACAGGTGAACCCGAACTAGAATCACTTGAACTAGAATCATTTGAAGAAGAATCACTTAACTACAACAAGGGAAACGATGATGATTTTGCTAACGCCATCCAAGCCTACCAACAAAACATTGGCGTGATTAATCCAGCTGTATCCCAAGATATCGAAGCGTGGATTGATGATATGGGTGAGTTGGTGTCGGAAGCAATTAAACGAGCTGCTTTAAACAACAAGCCATGGCCATACGCTAGAGCCATCATTAAGAATTGGTACAACAACAATATCCGCACATTGGAAGATGTGGAGGCACAGAGCAACGAAAAGAAAAAAGACGACCAATACCCTAAGAAGGTACAACCTTTTGACTGGCAGGCGCACAAAGCCAAAGAAATTGAAAAGTATCGCGGCATGTTGAATGAAGGTTATCAGTATTACGTCTATCACCACATTCAAGACATGTACGAGATACACAGGCAGGAGGTTGAGAAGTGGGATGCAGGCAAACGCGAACTTCACACTCATTAACAACAAGCTTAACCTTGCCGAGATCGTAGCAGAAGATGTACAGCTGAAACGAAGCGGTAAAGCTATGAAGGGTTGCTGTCCTTTTCATGACGACAGCACACCTAGCTTCACCGTCTACCGTGATAATCGCTTCTACTGCTTTGGTTGCGGGGAAACTGGCGACATTACAGATTACGTGATGAAACGCCGTGGTTACGGTTCGCCTTTAGAAGCCATGTCGGAAATATCAGAGCGCTACGGCTTAGAACTTCACCATATCGACATGGACGCGATCCGCGCTAGGCAAGAAAAGAAGCAGGAGAAACGCAAAGAGTTCAGCGGTTACTACGCCAAACATCGTGAAGCTGCTGAATTTTTAAAAGAGCGTGGGTTTACCGAGCAGACCACAGCTCAGACGTTCCATGTTGGTTACGACGATCAAGGCCATGCGCTTGTGCTTCCTTTCAAAAACGAGTACGGCGAACTTGTAGGGAAGGTTCACCGTTACCTTGATAGCGACCCGAAATATAAAAACAGCGCAGAAGATGATCTATTCAAGAAGTCAGAGCTTCTATTCGGCTTTGACTTAGCACGAAAGACAAAAGATGTGCTGTACCTTGTTGAAGGTTACTTTGACGTGATGGCGATGCACGAAATGGGTGTAGGCAAAACCGCTGCCTACTGCTCGGCGCAGATTACGAAAGAGCAGGCACAACTCATCGCAAGGCACATTCCAAGCGATGTGAAGATATTTTTAATACCAGACAACGATAAATCGGGGCGCCAGCAGGTGCGGAAAAATGTACAAACCCTGCGCAAGTACGCAAAGCAGAGTATCAGTATCATCAGCCTGCCGGATGGCATTAAGGACGTAAACGACTTACTCATTTCATCCTACGGCTGGGATGACGTAAACATGACACCGTTTGAAAAATACCTCTTATTCGAGGATTTAGACAACTGCTTAGAGATCACTGACGAATACGAGGTTGCGAAGATTTGGGCAGACCGCACGCAAAATTCCATGCTCCGATACGAAATGGCAGAGGAACTGGCAAAGCGTTGGAACAAGCCTTTAGATATTGTAAACGACTTCATGAAAGGCAGTGCTACGTTAGATCATGACACCAAGCTGCACACCGCAACAGAATCTTATGCAGCTTACGTGAATGCGGTGCAGTCAGACGAAAAGAAGATCAAATTCGGGTTGCGCGAAATTGACGTACTGCTGAAAGGCTTGAAGAAGAAGGAAGTCACGTTTGTCATGGGTAAATCGGGGAGTGCTAAGACAACGTTTATTTTGAACTGGCTGTATGACTGCGTGATGAAGCAGGGCTTAAACGTCAACTTTAACAGCTTAGAGCTTGCAAAAGAGGCGATCATCCCCCAACTGGTGCAGATCCACATGGACATGACAAGCGGTGAAGTCGAATCGCAGGCGCGTGACGGAAGCTACCACGATAATCTAGTTGAGTTGATCGAAGCGTTAGACGAAAAATGCAGGATCGCAGACGAGGACGCGCAGAGTGTTGAAGACATTGAAAACTTCATCGTTACAGCAAACGAGAGTGTTTACGACGATCCGGTTGACGTAGTGTTTGTTGATTACTTTCAATATTTGAAACTCAATAACTCAATTAATAGATATGAAGCTGCATCGGAAGCGGCAAGGGAGTTTAAAGCTATTGCAAAGCGCCAAAACGTGCATGTGGTTGTACTAACGCAGGTCAACCGTGCGACAGGAGGCGGCGGCAGCGGCAAAATGACCATGGAAAGCGCGAAGGAAACAGGGGCGATTGAAGAAAGTTCGGACTATCTGCTTGGTCTTTACCGTCCTGCTTCCGATCCACACTTACAAGAAGACGAAGCCCAAGCAGTACAGCACGATATGTATTGCCAAGTGCTCAAAAACCGCTGGGGAGCTACCGGAGAAATCCCGCTTTACTTTGACTTCTTTACCAAGCGCATCAAAAACATGTAAGGGGTGGTTCCATGAGCAAGCACGAAGTCTGCGCCGAACTGCATTTAAGTCAAGGGCGTGCAACATACGACGCCCTGCGGCTTGACTTTGACAGGTGGACGATAGCGAAAGGAATAGAGCAGTATGCGAAGGAAAAACGCCACATCGAAGCGGTAAAGGAGGAACACAATGCTAGGTAAAACGGAGATGGCAAAACAAAAAGATTATTTGGAATCAGAAGTTGAGCGTTTGGAAAGAGAAAAACAAACTGCACAAAATCGGAGCGACAGGTTAGAAAGGCGACTAGAGGAGCTTAAAAGAGATGTGAAAAACAAAGAATCTACAATTCACATTGCGATTAGGTACTTCGAGCAAAAAGATAAAGAAACGGAAGCCGCCCATCGCCGCAACCGTCAGCTTGAAGAAGAGCGAGATACTTTGCTAGAGCAGGACGATCGGCAACGCAAAGAGCTTGTAAAGCTTGCATATCAGATCGGGAAGCAGCAAGAAAAGATTTGGGAGTTAGAAAAGCAAGCAGATCCTTCTCCCATCGAAACGGAGCAACACAAGGCTAATGTACAAGGGGAGTTAAACCGCAAACAACTGGAGGGATAACGTGCTACGACCAGCGCCTAAGCCAAAACACAGGAAAAAGGCGAGTAAAAAGCACCGCGGGGATTTTCCGAAAAGCGTAAGAGACGAGATATACCAACATTACAATTACCAATGCTACTTGTGCATGTCGCCTGCCACGGAGATACACCACGTACACCTTAGATCAAGAAGTGGCCGCGGCGTATTTGAGAATGGCTGCCCGCTTTGCACAACATGCCACCAGAAGGCGCACCACAAGCCGGAGGTATTGCGAGCAATCAAAGAGGACTATGTGCGGCGCTACGGTGCGGATCACTTTAAGGATGAACGTGACAAGCTGGAAGAAGCGGAGTGGGAGTACGCGAAAAAACTAGCGGAGGAGCGATAAAATGCGGTCTGAACTAGATAATAGAATCGCAGGTACAGGCATGATCGAGCCGACTTACAACGATGCAGAGGATGAATTGAACAGGGTTAGCGGTAAGGTGCACGTAAACTTAGAGCATGACAGTTTGGTGTTCGATAAGCGCGATGATAAGCGGTGGCACGAATTAAACGGAAAGGTCAAGACTTACTTTATTGATCCAACGAGTATTTAGGCACACAAATCACCATTTTAAATATACGTCAACTAAATGCGAACAAGGAAGGGGAACAATTATGGAGCAGGAAATCAGAGAAAACGGCAAGCTGATCGGGAAGGTTTTCAGCGCAGGTAACAAGGTGTTTTGGAAGGATTTAAGGCACGGCACAGAAGGATTTGAACACAGCTTTAGCACGGCCATGAAGCAGATTAAACGAAAGGCGGTTTTATAATGATTAACAACATTACGCTGGTAGGTCGCTTAACAAGGGATGCAGAGCTTAGGTTCACAGCCAACGGTGTGGGGGTTGCAAACTTTGGAATTGCAGTGAATCGGCCGTTTAAAAATCAGCAGGGAGAAAACGAAGTCGACTTCTTCAACTGCGTAGCGTGGCGCAAGTTAGCGGAAAACGTAGCGCAGTACGTTGGAAAAGGAAGCCAAGTGGCAATTGTCGGCAGGCTGCAGTCACGGCGCTACGAGAATAAAGAGGGGCAGAATGTTACGGCAATCGAGGTTGTAGCGGAGAATGTGCAGTTTTTAGATACAAAAGGCGGTCAGAAGAGTGAGGCGGAGCAGGATGACGATCCGCTGAAGAATAACGGCAATCCGATTGATATAGGGACGGACGACTTGCCGTTCTAAGAGGTGATCGAATGGACAAACAAAGACGGTTGATACTAAGCATTGCGCGTAAAACCTGCGTGAAAGAGCTTGAGAAGTCGCAAAAGAAGGTGCAGAAGGCTTCGGACAAGCTGGCTGGCATGAGTGTAGAGGACACGACGCAAAGAGCAAGGGCGAATCAACGCATCAAGCTAGATACAGAGTGCGAAGAAAGAGACAGGTGGCAGGGTCGGATAGATGAGATTGATATGTGGGTGGGTGAGTAAGGAGCAATGCAGTTGGCGCGGTGTTGCCGTGCTGACTGCGCCAATAACAAGGAGGGGTTGCATGATTATTGAGCAGGCAAAGGAAAAGTTGAAGCAACGTGCTAACGGAGAGACTTACGATGCAGTCAGTGCTGCAATATACATCCTTGAAGAACAGCAGGAAAAAGGTTTAGAAAAGTACGGTGTCAGCGCAGATGATGCTGATTTAAGTAAAGCAGAGTGGGCAAGGCATCTTGCAGAGGAAATGGCGGACGGATTGATTTACGTCGAGGCGTTAAAAGAAGCCAATGAAGATGAATCACTGGATGATTTATTTAATAATTGGAGTGCGGGTTTAGCCAGTTTTGTAATCGGAGCTGCTTACTTCTGGGAGGTGTACAGCGATGAGCAAGATTAAGCCACGCCACATCGCAGAAGCCGAGCGCAACGGTATCAAGTACAGAACACTAGAAAAGCGCGTCTATGACATGAAGATGCCGCCAGACGAAGCTTGCACCATGCCGCTGATGCGTGAATCGGCCAATTGGGATAGATGGAAAGACGTAGCGGTGGTCAATTACACGACATACGCACAGCGCGTGTACGCAGGTTGGCGCGAGGAAGATGCAGCTTTAACCGATTATCTGCACAAGCCGAGCGGGTGGGATGAGGTTAAGAGCAAAGCTGCAGTAGGATACCAGACATTTTACAACAGACTGCGGAGCGGCTGGAGTGTCGAGGACGCGGCGTTTAAGCAGAAGGTACGGAAAAAGAAAGAGGAGCAATTGCAATGAAGCGCTACATTTACATTACGCCAGAAGACTTTGAGGAAGCGGAGAGGAACGGCGTTAAGTACACCACATTAAGGCAGCGCGTGTATCAGTACGGCTGGGATATAGACAGAGCAGTAAGCACACCACCACGGAAAATGAGGAGCCGCAAAGATCAGATCGAGAGGGCGGAAGCAAACGGAATATCGAAACTCACTTTTGATTCACGCATTTACCGTGGATGGGATGAAGAAACGGCCGCAACTAAGCTGCTGATAGATGACGAGGAAATGCGAGAAGTCTCGAGGGAAGCTAACCGGAAATTCAGCGACGACATTTACGTTAAGTGCCAAGAAAATGGTGTAAGCCCTTATTTATTGAGCAAGCGCGTTCGGTTAGGGTGGTCAAAGGAAAAGGCTGCAACGACCACACCGGAAGAAGGCAGGGCGCAAGGGCGAGAGAAGTTAAGGCGCAATAACAGGAGGATCAAGGTATGAAACGCTATGAGAAAGGCGATCCGTACCGACCGCGCACGATTGTAGAAAAAAGCAAGAAGGGTGTACCTACAGTGTTGCGGATCAAGGGACAACGTTACGTGCTTGAGCAGGGCGACAGTAAACGAGGCGTACAAAATCGGAAGGGGCGTAAGCGATGAATTTACAAGCTATGTTTGATAAGCAGAGGGAGTTAGACGAGAAGATTGTGCATGAGAAAGGGTTGCAGGATGAGTCGTTGTTTGAGAAGAAAGTGCTGGCTTTACAGGTTGAATTAGGTGAGCTGGCAAACGAGTGGCGCGGGTTTAAGTTTTGGAGCGGGAACTCAAAACCAAGAAATTACGTTGAAAGCAGTTGTAGCGAAGAAAACGCCGAGTTTTATTACTGTGTGAAATGCAAAGGTAATTTTGATATAGATCATGAGCTGGAATGTGACGGTAATGTTCACCCAATGAAAAGAAGAAACCCAATCCTTGAAGAATACGTTGACTGCCTACACTTCATCTTATCCCTTGGTTTAGAAATTGACGAGACAGTATCTTATGTAAGCTCCGATATGGCAAAAAACTATCAGTGTCAATCGCCTAGCGAACAATTTAATTTAGTTTATAAATACATTAGTACATTTACTTCTAATCGCAATGAGTTTTGGTATGTAGCGTTGTTGCGCGTATTTTTTTCGCTGGGTATGACCTTAGGATTCTGTCCAACTGAAATACGAGAAGCTTACTGGGAGAAAAACAAAGTCAACCACGAGCGCCAAGCCACCGGATACTAGATGACAACGAAGAAATGGGCAAAAGCCCTGCAGGAACAAAGAGAGAAGCTGCACGGAAAAGAGGAAACGGAAAATGTGCCAGCCGGGCGGTGTGCGTGTGGCGCTGCCCGGTTCACGCACAAGATAGATAGCAGACGGTTAATAAGAGTGTGCAAGGCTTGCGGTGATGAGAAGACATTTTAGGAGGAATCGCATGTTTAAAAAATTATGGGTTTTGGCTTTGGTTTCGATGGCTTTTTTGACAATGGTCTTTGGCTCGATAGGTTGGATTGTGGGTTTCTTGGTTGATTTGGCGACAGAGGGTTCGGTTGATACGACTGTTTTTGTTGTTGTGGGTGGGGTGATCGGATTCTTGTTGGGATCTGGACACTTGGTTATGGCATTGGTTATGCGCAAGCAAGAGAAAGATATTTGGGAGCAGTGGTAAAGAATGGGCAAAGCCAGCAAAGAAAAAGGGAGTCGCAGAGAATTGGAGTTTGCAAAGCTGATGGGCGGCACAAAGACACCGTTAAGCGGTGCGGTCGGCGGTGAGTACAGCAACGATGTGAAAGCGTTGGGGCTGGAGTGGGAGGTCAAAGCGCGGAAGGAAGGCTGGAAGACGCTTTATGATTTGCTGGAAGATGAGAGGGAGCAACCGGATGCGCTGGCGTTGAAGGCTGATCGGAAGGATTGGCTCGTTGTCATGAAGGCAAGCGACTTTAAGCGACTGATGGAGGGGCGGAGTAATGAATAAAGAGCAGATCGAATGGCAGCGCAAAGTCATAAAGGAGGAATACTGTGGAGGCGACCGAGTTAGCGAAGGAAATGTACAGCATCAGTCAGCGCATAGACAAGGCGTCAAAAGAGGTATTCCGGCTAAGCAAAGAAAGAGCGGAAAGCGAGCGGGCGTATAGAGAGGCACTGTACAAAGAGATTACCAAACTACGACATGACGGCGTACAGGCTACCTTGATACCGGATATTGCCAGAGGCACGGTAGCAGATTTGAAGTTTGAGCGGGATGCGGCGCTAGAGATGCACCGCTCCGCGCTGGCTTCATTGGAGAGCATACAGACACAAGCTAGTTTATTACAGTCAATCAATCGGTATGCGGATGATATGCCGGGGAGGGGTTAGATGCTGGGCGAGTTATACAAGCGTGGCGGCAGGGTGTACGAGGTGACGAAGGATGAAGGCATGTGGGTGGTGCTTGAGGACATTGACGGCGTAGACACGGAAACAGCGATACCGGATTCGATCGGCGAGTTAGAAGGCTTTGAAAGGGTGGATTGAATGAATAGAAATGACATCGAGCAGGCGTTGCGTGATTATTACTGGATGCCGAGTGAAGTTGCTAGGTTAGAGCAGACGCTTGAAGAAGTTGACACCAACCTAACAGGTCAATATGGTATCGAATCCACAATGCCAAAGCCACAGGGCGCAAACAAGGATAAGATCGGCAAGGAAGTGGCAGGCAAGCGTGACAAGAGGCACAGGCAGTTGGATAAATTAAAGCGCAAGATTACGTTTGTGGAGAACGGCGTGAACCTCATCGAGAATGATTTAGAGCGCACAATCATGTTCTGCATGATGGATGGCATGAGCCAAGTTGCCATAGCGCAGCATTTACGTATCAGCGAGGGCAAGGTAAACAGCATCAAAGAGCGCATCATCACGGTGTTGAAGGAGAATGAGGGAAATGAGCGTTTTGAACGTTTTGAAGAAAAATGCGAGGTGTGATAGCGGTGTTATACAATGAATGCAGAGGTATTGGTACACCTCACATGGATTCCTCCTTTGCCCCGCCCAGCGGGGTTACATAGCTCGGCGCTCACATACGTGGGCGCTTTTTAGGAGGGTAGCGATGAAGATTAAACCGGAATGGTGTCTGCGCTGCGTGTATGGTAAGCGTGTGAATGATAAGAAAATCCTGTGCGTGTATGGCGCGGGGTGCGTATATGTGAAGAATTTAAATAAAAGTTAAAAAGTTGAAGGTATTTTTCAAGTTTTTGGCGAATTGTGGCGGTAAGGAGGGATTGGAATGGAATTTAGCAAGAAAGACCGTCTTTTTTTAAAGAATCAGTATGAAATTTTGTCTCGGTTAGATGGCGAAAACTCGTCTAATTATCAAGAAAAAATTGAAATTCTCGAGCAAGGGTACGAGGTTCACTATGAGGAGTACTTTGATCTAGAAGACGATTTTCCTGAAGAAAGTAGCCGTTTGGTGATTGACACTTTAGACTTGTACAGCGTGCTCAAAAGTTCATATGATTCATTGACGGAAACGAATTTGAGTGAGAGAGATATTAATTTCCTTGGTTTTGATGGTAACCACGAAACCGAACACATGGTTTATACTAAGTTTTTTGTTGAAACACTGGGTAGGTTTACAGAGTTGCAGTCTGAAGATAGATTCAGAGGATACAACAGCCATATGCCAATGGTTAGCTCTTATTATAATATGGTGAACAAGTGGAAGGATGAGCTAAAACAAAAGAGAGACTTGAGTGAAGATGAAATAAAAATGATATTATCCGCGAGGTAAAGTTCAGAGCGCCCTATTACAGGGTGCTTTTTTATTGGAGGTAGGTGCTATGTGACATGAGTGATCTGACAGCAAAGCAAGAAAAGTTTGTGCAGGGGTTAGTTAGTGGGCTTAGTCAAAGAGAAGCTTACAAGCAGGCGGGTTACTCCACTAATATGTCTGCTGAAAGAATGGATACAGCCGCAAACAAAGTGTTGAAGAACGCAAAGGTTTCTACAAGGTACGAGGAACTGATGCAGGAACACCGCCAGAAAGCCCTGTGGACGCGCGAGGAAGCCGTCAATGATCTCATATGGCTCAAGGATCAGTCGAAGTACAGTATCGAAGCAGCAGGCGTACGGCAGGCAAACAGCAACGCTATGCTGAACGCGATCAAGGAGCTTAATGCCATCGAAGGCCTTTACGAGCGAGAGGAAGAAGGCGGCGAGCGTGTGCTGATCGTCCAGGATAAAGAAGCGATGCGAAAGGCGATGCAGGATGAAGACAGTTGACATCATGGACATGGTTAACCCTAACTTCTACTCGTTTTGGCTGACAGACAAACCTGCTGCCATCCTAAGCGGCGGGCGCTCATCCATGAAGTCATCTGTGATATCGCTCAAGCTGGTGACTGACTTCTTAGACGATGAGCAGGGCAACGTTGTTTGTCTGCGGAAGGTCGGAAAGTATTTATCCGGTTCGGTGTACGAGCAGATCAAGTGGGCAATTTACATGCTGGGTGTTGAAAGTGAATTTAGGTTTGGTAAGTCGCCGCTCATTATCGAGCACAGGCGCACAGGCACAGCCTTCTACTTCTACGGTGTGGACGATCCGCTCAAACTCAAGTCAGCTAAAATTGCGGTGGGCTATGTTATGGCGCTTTGGTTTGAGGAGCTGGCGGAGTTTGCAGGTATTGAAGATATCGACACGGTGGAGGATACATTTATCCGTGAGGATTTAGGCGATAAGCAGGTTAAGGTGTATTACTCCTACAACCCGCCGCGCAATCCGTATGAGTGGGTGAATGAATGGCGTGATGGCAAGCACAATGATGATGACTTCTTTCTGCACCACAGTACGTACTTGGAGGATAAGAAAGGTTTCCTCTCCAATCAGCTGATACGCAAGATTGATAAGTACAAAGCCAACGACCACGACTACTGGCGGTGGATGTACAAAGGTGAGGTTATCGGATTAGGTGACATGGTGTACAACATGGCGCACTTCCGCTGGATTGACGAGGTGCCAGCCAATGATGACATTATGCTGATTGATGTAGCCATCGACACCGGACACCAAGTGTCAGCCACCACGTTTCTCGGTCTGGGGTTGACGAAGCGGCTTAACGTGATCCTGTTGGACACTTACTACTACTCACCTGAGCACAAGCAGGAGAAGAAAGCGCCGAGCGACTTTGCGGCGGATTTAGCAGCATTTGAGGAGCGGTTGAGGCAGACGTACAACCGCAATGTAGACAACCGCACGATTGATTCAGCTGAGGGCGGTATGCGTAACCAGTATTTTAAAGATTACGGCGTAAGGTTGCACCCAGTCGCCAAGAAGAAAAAAGTAACGATGATTGAAAACGTACAAGACCTGCTGGCGCAAGGTCGTTTTTTTATGCTTAATAACGACAACAACCAAGTATTTTACGAGGAGCACAAGCGCTATCAGTGGGATGCAGACACGCTGTTGAGCGATGATCCGAAAGTGGTTAAGCGCGATGACCACACGGCCGACGCGTTCCAATACTTCGTGCAAGACAACTTGCAGAAGATTCAGCTCAAGTTGTAAGGGGGGGTGACAGGGTGTTTAAGGCGATGGTCAGCAAGATAAAGGAGGTGATGTACCGGATGGGGCTAATACGCGGCGTTAAGGATGTAACGCAGAAGAAAGACATTGCGGCGTCAGACGAGCACTATCAGCTGATTGATAAATGGTTTGCTTTGTACCGCGGTTATTACAGCGCGTGGCACGATTTAAGATACCACACAGTCGATGGGCCGAAGAAGCGGCGTATGAATACGCTCGGTATGCCTAAGCACATTGCCGCGGAGATGGCGCAGCTTGTTTTTAACGAGAAGTGCGTTGTTAACGTGTCGCATGAGGGAATGAGAGACAACGTGCACGAGGTGCTCAAACGCAACCGATTCCATAAGCAGTTTCAGCGCTACCTTGAATACAGCTTTGCGCTAGGTGGCATGGCGGTTAAGGTGTATGCAGATGAACACGGCGTACGGCTTGGCTATGTTACGGCAGATTGCTTTATTCCTGTATCCACGACGGCGCATGAAGTGCGTGAGGGTGTGTTTGTCAACGAAACGCGCAAAGGCGATAAGTATTACACGCTGCTTGAATGGCATACGTGGGAAGACAGCACTTACGTTGTTACGAATGAGTTGTACGAGTCGGACACAAAAAACGAGCTGGGGATCAAGATCAGCCTTGCCACACTCTATCCCGCACTAGAGGAAAGGGTGACGATCGAAGGGTTGAAGCGTCCGCTGTTTGTCTATATCAAGCCAAACACGGCAAACAACTTCGACACGCAGAGCCCGTTGGGCGTTTCTATTTACGCCAATGCTTTGGACACCATTAAGGCGTTAGATGTTGCTTTCGACAGCTTCGAGCGTGAATTCCGCCTCGGTAAGAAGCGGATTATGGTGCCGCAAACGGCTGTTAAGGCTGTGCCAGACCCACAAAGCGGGCAGATGAAGCGCTATTTTGACGACAACGACGAGGTATTCCAAGCGTTTAACTTCGACCAAGACAGCTCTAATATCGAAGACATAAGTGTGGAAATCCGCGTTGAAGAGCACGTTTCAGCCATCAAAGCCCTGCTTGACACACTGGCCATGCAGACAGGATTCAGCGCAGGTACATTCACCTTCGACATGCAGGGTGTTAAGACAGCTACCGAGGTTGTAAGCGAGAACAGCAAGACTTTCCGCACCAAGCGGAGCCACGAGACAATCATTGAAGAGGCGCTGATTGAATTGGTGCAGTCGATTGGCGAGGTTGCGGAGCTGTACGGCTTCTTCTCGGCGCCGGCTGACTATGAAGTAACGATTGACTTTGATGATTCCGTGGCGGAAGACCGGGATGCTGACGCAGAGTATTATTTAAAGCTGCGTAACGCCGGCATAACAAGCAAGAAGTACACGATGATGCGTGTGCTTGATGTAACTGAAGAGCAAGCGGACGAGATGCTGCAGGAGATACAGCAGGAGCAGGCGACACAGACGCCGGACATTGATGATATGTACGGTGATGGCGATGATTGAACGTGAACGTTTGGAACAGCTGTCACAACCGCTTATACAGGTGTACAACGTGCTACAGACAAGTATGATAGAAAACATGGCGAAAGAGCTCGGCAAAGACAACGACCTGCTGCAGTCTGACCCTTCACGCTGGGAGGCGCGGCAGCTTAATAAACTGAACGCGATCAAAGAGCGTAACGCGGATGAGCTAGCACGGCTGACCGGCGGTAACAGGGATGCAATACAGGAAGCTTTGGACAAGGCTAGCAAAGAAGGCGTTGAGCCGAACGAGGAAGCGCTTAGAAAGGCGCTTGAGGATGGCAAAGACCTAAGCGAGCCGGTGCCGTTGGCAGAAGATGAGGCGGTGCAGGAGATACTTGACGGCTATCAAGCGCAGGCGAACGATACACTGCGTAGTGTAAACAACACGCTCCTTGACCAGTCAGAGGAAACGTACCGCAACATGCTTACGCGCGCGTCCGCGGATGTGCGTGCAGGTGTGAAGTCGCCGGAGCAGGCGCTTCGTGACACAGTGAGGGAGTGGAGCCACAAAGGTATGCCTGCTTTGATCCGGTCAGATGGCGCTGAAATGTCGCCGGAAGGCTATGTACGCACGGTTATGCGCACCATGTCTAACCGCGTGACCAATGATATTCAAGAAAAGCGCTTCGACGAATGGGGCGTGGACTTGGTTGAGGTCAGCAGTCACGTTGGCGCGCGCCCTAAGTGCGAGCCTCATCAAGGTAAGGTGTACAGCCGTGGTGGTGATAGCGACAACTACCCGCCGTTATCCAGTACGTCTATGGGCGAGAAGGACGGTCTTTTCGGTATTAACTGCCGACACGTTAAGTATCCGTACTTCCCCGGTCAATCTAAGCAGCAGAATGAGCCGGTTAACAAGACGGAGAACGACCGCGCGTATAAGAACAGTCAGAAGCAGCGAAACATTGAACGCAAGATACGCCAAGCCAAAAGTGAGAAGCGCACGATGGAGGCTTTGGGCGATGAGGAAGGCGTGAAGCAGGCTAACGAACGCATGCGCCTGCAACAGTCGAACATGAGGAAGTTTGCAGACGACACAGGGCGCACACGGCGCCGTGAACGTGAGCAGATACATTAAGCCTTGCACAGACCAGTGCAGGGCTTTTTACGTAGCCATGCGTTAAATGGCTATCCTTCGTGCTCATAACACGTAAAACCAATGTAAGGAGAGATAGCATGAAACGAGAGTTTTTGAAAGAGCTTGGACTTGAGAATGAGGCAATTGAAAAGATCATGGAGGAGCACGGCAAAACAGTTAACTCGATCAAAGAGGAGGCTGGCAACGCCGAGGAGCTTCAACAGCAGTTAGACGAGTACAAGCAGGCGATGGATGACCGTGATAAGCAGTTGAAAGAGCTCAACAAGCAGGCAGAAGGCAACGAAGAGCTGCAGAACAAGATCAAGGAGTTGCAGGATCAGAACGAGCAGACCAAGCAGGAGTACGAACAACAGTTACAGCAGACGAAGTTTGACCACGCGCTTGAAAAGTCGCTTACTGAGGCAGAAGCGAAGAATCCGAAAGCGGTCAAGGCACTTTTAGACATGGACACAATCAAGCAGGACGGCGATGTGCTCAAAGGCTTAGACGATCAGCTAAGCAAAATTCGCGAGAGCGATCCGTACTTGTTTGCGGAGCAGCAGGATCAGCCAAAGCCACAGTTTGGACAAGACACGAATGTAAAAGCAGGAGAAAGCGCACAAGACAGTTGGTTGGAAGCCTTTAAGCCAGCTGACTAAAATTTGAGGAGGATGTATTATGCCAGAACCAATTAACTATGCAGAGCTTTATCTACAGGGGTTGCAACAACGGTTTGCGCGGTCGCTACGGTTTAACGCGCTGTACAACACCCCAAACAACCAACAGATTCAATGGAGTGGCGCAAAGACGGTAAACATTCCGAGAATCGATGTAACCGGTATGGTGGACGTTACCCGTGACGAAATCGGTTCATTCACTCGCCAAGTCGAAAATGATTTTGAACCGAAAGTGCTTGAGCACGACCGGGAATTTCGCACACTCATTGATCCGCAGGATGTGGATGAGTCGAACATGGCTGTGACCATCGCTAACATTACGCGGGTTTTTAACGACGAACAGAAGATTCCGGAAATGGATAAGTACATGGCTTCTAAGCTATACGCTGAATTCCAAGATTACGGCGGCGAGCCGGACGAAACGGAAGTCACAGAATCGAACGCGCTTGAGTTGTTTGATGAGTATATGCAACAGATGGATGATGACGAGGTGCCAGAGGAAGGCCGCATCCTCTATGTAACTCCAGCGTACTACAAGACACTTAAACGTGCTGAGGAGCTTTCCCGCTACATCCGTGTGGATGAAAACAGCGGCAGTGTAAACCGCGGTATGCGGAGCTTGGATGAAGTGCAGATTGTGCGTGTTCCGCCTAGCCGCATGAAGACGGTATATGACTTCTCGCGTGGTGCAGAAGCTGATGCGAGCGCTGTACAGATCAACATGATCCTTGTACATCCGCAGTCTATTATCAGCCCGATGAAGTACGAGTTTGTCAGCCTCGATGAACCGGCTGCACACACTGGTGGCAAGTATTTGTATTACGAGCGTAGTTACTGGGATGTGTTTGCTATCGAGCGTAAGGTGCCTGGGATCAAATTTAACGTAGACGCGGAACCGGCAGAGTAAGGAGGGGCTAAGGCCTCTCCTCTATATTAAGGAGGTATAACATGCCAAAAATGCGACGTGGCAACCGTATTGTGAATGTATCTGACCAAGGGAAAAACAGCTATTTGAAGAGTGGCTATGACGAGATTGACAGCAACGGCAAGGTGATTACGCAGGCGACTGGTGGTAAGTCGGTATCAATTGCGGAGTATAACAAGGTTAAATCCAAGGTGGATAAGCTGGAAGAGCAGAATGCAGAGCTTCAGAAGGAAAACAAATCGCTCAAGGCGGAGAACACTAAGTTGAAAAAAGGTGATTAGATGGGTTACATCGACACCGCATATTACAACGACGAGTACAAAGGCGTTGATGCAGGCGATGATTTAGAGCGCTACATTGAGCGTGCTTCAGAGCTGATTGACGAGGTTACAAACTACGTGTTAAACAATCGTGAGTTTGAGGAGTTTGCTTCATTCATCCAAAAGCAGGTTAAGAAGGCGACGGCGGCGCAGGTGGAATTTTACGTAGTAAACGGAGGACCTGAGCAGTTAGACGCTGGCGAAGATTACTCCAACTTTGCTATCGGGTCGTTTCAATATTCCAAAGGCGGAGCGGCAGAAAACGAGCAGGCGGCGCGTGTAAGCCCGAAAGTTTTCTCCCTTTTAGCGCCGACAGGCATGTTGTACCAAGGGGTGATTAACGGTGGTTAAACCGATTCCTAAGAACTTGCTGATCCACACTGTTACGCACGAACCTTACGAGGAAGGCGGGGGATGGGATGAACCGGAATCCAGCGAACCTGTTACGATTGAACGCGTACTTGTACAGCCTGCATCCGCCTTGAGGCGTAATAGCAATGCGGATCGTATTGAAGCCGAGAATGTACTGTTTGTTGATCGCGCGAATTCCAGTGCTTTCCCCGACATCAAGGCCAAGGACACGGTTAAGTTTGATGGTAAAAGCCACGAGGTGCACAAAGTCAACAAACAATATGCCTTCGGCCCAAAGCCGCACCATATAGAAGTGGAGTTGGTATAAATGCGAGTGAGCGTTGATATGCAAGGAGCGCACAGAAAGTTGCAAAGTGCCTTGTCTGGCGGGCAGGAAGTGCTGGACAGTGAGGTTATAAAAGCAAGCAATCAATACGTGCCGATGGATCAAGGCTATTTGCGTGACAGCGCATTGCAAAATTCACAGATCGGCAGTGGCGTTATCGTTTGGTCAACACCTTACGCCGCGCGGCTGTACTACAATCCGCACTACAACTTCAGCGGTGACAGCAACCCTAACGCGCAGGGTTTGTGGTTTGAAGCAGCGCGTGCAGCTAACTTCAACCACTGGCTGAGTATCCTCAAAAGCCACGTTGGGCGGCAGATGTAATGGATTTTTTGCTGCAGGCTAAAAGGTATATCGAAGAAAACGCAGACTTGTTCGTTGACCTACTCAGCGTGGGTCAGCAGGGGGATGGCGATGATATCGCTATTAGACCAACGCCCGGCAATATCGAGGGGCGTTACGCCGATCGGGGAAAGGTTATGCGGTTCCAGTTTCAAATTTTGGTCAATCATAAGCTGAACCGTACGTCTTATGAGACGATTCTGGACATCGCAAACACATTAGATGGTTTAAGAAACGGAGCGATCACAAGCAGTGATGGCTCTTTTTATATGGTCAAATGCGAGTTGTATAACACACCGCAATTCGTGGAGCGAACAAGCGACGGTGACTTACACACCGCCTTGTTTGAAGCGGAATTACTAATCGAGGAGGATTAACATGCAGGACGAAGGATTGTTGGTGCAGTCAAAGCACAAATTCGAAATTGATGTTACACCGGGCGAGGAAGAAGAGACTTATGAACGGTTGGCGAAGGGTTTTAACAGCCTTGACCCTGAGTTAAACGAAGAAAACGATCAAACACAGTATTTTGATGGTGACGGTTACGCCTCTACCACGGTGATGGGGGCGCAGATGACGCTGTCATTCAGTGGGCACCGCTATTACGGCGACGCTGCGCAGGATTTTATCTTTGAGAAGTGGTTGGAGATTGGTAAGGGGCGTGAGACCACCTTCAAGTGGACGCTGCCAAACGGTGTTGTGCTTGAAGGCCCGGTGACTATCGCAGAGATTTCCGGCCCCGGCGGCGACGCGAACGAGAAAGGAGAAATTGAAGTTGCTATCCACTTTAACGGTAAGCCGGAAGTTACAGAAGAAGGCGAAGAAGAATAACGGAGGGCTTCGGCCCTCTTTAATTTAAAGGAGGTATTGCATGGCACGCATTACAGTACAGCTGGAACAGCCATTTGATGAATTTGAAATCGGCGATAACGTATATAAGGTTTATTACGACGATGAATCGTTGAAAAAGTACGAGCAACAACTAAACAGCTTCCATGATGAGGTAACGGCTAAGAAGAATGTGGACGACATGACAGCAGCAGAAAAAGAGCAACTTGAAGAAAAACGGTGGACGGCAGTCAAGCGTGTGCTTGAATTGTTTTTTGGTGAAGGTACATTTGATGCAATTTACAGCGCTTCCGGCAAGTCGATGATTCAGATGATGAATGTGGTCAACGCGCTTACAAGTTGGGTGCAGGATCGAATGCAGGTTAGCGACAAACGAGACTATTACACAAAGACGTGAGTGTAAATGAAGCTTACAGACCGATTTGATGACGCGCTGGTTGTCGGTGGTAGGGAGTTAAAGCTTAACCTTGCTTACGACCAAGTCTTGCGCGCCATGGAGCTGTGGCAGGACACCACTTTCACAGAGGCTGAGAAGGTCAACACGTTTGTTGAGATGTTTGTGGTTAACAAAGAAGAACTAGCCGGGCTTGATATCCAAGCGAAAGTGGCCATCGTAGAAAGCATTTATAAACATTATATCTTAGACACTTCGCAGTTGAGCGATGAAGGCGAGATTGAACGGCCGCAGCGCTCAAACATTGAAAAAGCTCCATACGATTTAGAGAAGGACGCAGAGTACATCTTTGCGTCTTTTTTGTATGACTACAACATCGACCTTTTCGACGTGCAAGGAAAATTGCACTGGCAAAAATTTAAGTCGCTCCTCACCAATTTGAGCGACGAATCAAAGTTTAAGCAAGTGGTTGGAATACGCCAGCAGAAGATACCAAAGCCGAGCAAGCACAACAAAGAAGAGCGTGACAGGATCATGAAGCTCAAGCGCATTTACCGTTTAGAAGGTGAAGACAGCGTGGAAGATATCGACGCTAAAGCAGACCACCTAGCGGCGATGTTAGCGCCGCGCAAAGGAGGTGGACAAGATGGCTGACGGACGGATAACAATTGAATCTATATTTGATGGTAGTGAAGCGGAGCAGGGTTTGCAGGAGCTAGAAGGTGCGGTTGAGCAAACGGCATCATCTGCAAAAGATGCTGGTGTGGCATTATCAAAGCTTGTGACGGGCCCGATTGTGGCAGGAACAGGTACAATTGCGGCTTTGGTAACTTCAACAGCAAACTATGCTGACAGCGTACTTGACCTTTCGGTTGCTACAGGACACAGCACTGATGCTATACAAGAATGGCAGGCAGTCGCTGACCGAGCAGGGGTTAACACCGACGCAGTAACAAACGCTTCACAACGCCTCACTCGTCAAATGCCACAGATGGAATCCGAAACAAACGCGGGCAGACAGGCTTTGGATGAACTTAATATATCATATGATGAGCTAGAAAACATGAACGCGGATGAACAAATGGAAACGGTCATGGACGCGCTGAGAGGCGTTGAAGATGACACTATGAGGGCGCAACTCGGTAACGACCTCTTGCGTGGCTCATACGAGGAATTGGCTCCCATACTAGCTATGAGCGAGGAAGAGTTTGAAAATGTAAGGGAGCAGGCACACGAGAGCGGCCGCGTGCTATCCGGCGAAGCTTTGGAGAACCTTAACAGCTTCCGTGAGGCGTTGGACGAGCTTTGGACGGAGATTAAAGGTGTAGGTAATATCATTGCGGAAGAAATGGTTCCTGTTTTGGAAGGGAGCTTAATTCCGGCGATTGAAAACACTGTTATTCCAGCCTTGCGCGGCATGAGTGAGGCGGCAGCTGGCGTGATACAGTGGTTTGACGGTCTAAGTCCGCAGACACAAGCTGTTATTACAGGCATTACTGCACTCGCGGCCGCAATCGGGCCTTTGCTTGTTGCGTTCGGAGCCGCAACCGCTGCCGTTGGCGCTATGATACCTGCGCTTGGATCACTAGTTGCAGCCTTTAAGACATTTGCCGGCCCGGTTGCTATTGTGGTGGCGGCTGTCGCTGGCATAACCGCTGCCTTTGTCACAGCTTATCAAACATCAGAAGAATTCCGATCAATCGTGCATGGGGTCTTAGACCAAGTGCGCGATATTTTTATGTCTGTTGTTAGTGCAATACGAAGCTTTTGGGAGGAAAACGGCGAAGCGATACTTGAGCGCGGGCGCTCGATATTTGAAAACATCTTAGAGGTTGTAACATCCGTGATGACAGGGGTTATGGAAACGGTTAGTAACATGCTGACTAGGTTGGTTGAGCTTTGGAATGAGTACGGCCCAGGCATCGTAGAGCTTGTAAGCAACCTCATGTCCAACATCCGTGACGCTTTCACAAACCTCGTTGAATCAGTCGGCCCAATTTGGGAATCACTGATGAGCTTGTGGGAGAGCGCAAGACCTCTTTTAGAGGCACTGGCAAATGTTGTCGGCGGTATCTTGGTCACTTCTTTCGGTATAGCGATCAGCATATTTAACGGTGTTGTATCAGCACTCGGGCCATTAATTAATGCGATTATTGATTTGACCGACTTTGTGGTCAGTATGGTAACGGCTGTAGGTTATGCGATTGAAGGTGACTTTTCAGCAGCAATGGACGCTTTTCAAAATATGAACGAAGCTGCTAAAAGCTTCTTTGAAAACATTTGGGAAGCAGTTGTTGGGTTGGTCGAAGGTTTTGTAAGCACAATTGTGGATTTCTTCGTTGATTTGTACAACACGGTGGTTGGCAACTCGATCATACCCGACATGGTTAACGCCATCATCGACTGGTTTGAAGACTTGATATCAACCGTGACAGATACTGTATCAAACCTTGTATCAGCGGTTGTAGACTTCTTTGTTGATTTGTACAACCAAGCGGTCGATAACTTTAACTCGATGTACAGCGCTATAAGCGATGTTGTGAGCAATATATTCAACTTCGTAACCGATACATGGAGCAACATTCTAAGCACTGTACTAGAGGTTCTTAGCCAGCTTGTAAGCAATACGCAAGAACGTTGGAACAGCATATTAACCACCATCACCGAGATTGTTAACAATGTACTTTCAACAATCAGCGACGTGTTTAATAACATTCTAAGCACAATTAGTGACATCTTTTCTAATGTCGTAACCACCACACAGGAGCGTTGGGACAGCATATTATCTACTGTTAGCGAGATAGCTTCAAGCATTTTGTCCAGCGTACAAGAAAACTTTGACAGCGTAGTTACCGCTGTGTCCGAGGCTTTTTCAGAAGTGGTTAGCAGTGTGACAGGTGGAATGGAGGAAGCCTTAGGTGCGGTTACTGATGTAGCAGGCGACTTCTTGGAAGCAGGTAAAAGCATTGTGTCGAACATCGCAGAAGGCATTTCTGGGGCAATCGGAGATGTAACTGATGCTATTGGTGGTGTGATGGACGCAGCGCGCGACAGGCTCCCTTTCAGCCCAGCAAAAGAAGGGCCTATGAAAGACATCGACAAACTTGATTTTGGCGGGCCGATCGGCGACAGCATTAAAGGCGCAAAAGGCGAAGTCGAAAAGGCGATGAATGACACGCTAGCCGTAGATATGGCGGCGCGTGCGCAGAAAATGTCTCAAATGGCGGCTCCGGCGGTTAACGCGGTGCCGGGATCTTCAGCAAGTGGCGCCAGCACACAGCAACAACAGGGCGGCGGCGATTATATCCAAAACTTAACGATTAATTCACCGCGTGAGAAGTCGTACAAGGAGCTTGCAAGAGAGCAACGCAAAGCCAGCCGAAACATGGCGAAGGAATGGGGGAGAGCATGATAACTTACACAAACGCAAACGGTGAATCAATCACAATGAACCGTGACAGCACTTTCCGCGTTGTAGAATTTAACGGACGCGGGGGTGCTGATGCGGATGTGCAGATGCAGAAACCCCCTTTTTTTGATGGCGGGCAGCTTGTTGACGTTGCTTTTGAAGAGCGTGAACTTGAACTCGAAGTGGAAATCAAAAGCACAGACACGGCGGAGCACAGGCGCAAATTGGCGCGTGTGTTTAACCCTAAATTAAAAGCTGGAACTCTAAGTTATGAAACATCAGACGGTGAGTGGCTGATTGATTGTGTAGCTACGGGTGTACCTCAATTTCCATCTAAGGAATCGAGTACAGGACATCAGAGGTGCACAGTCGATCTTATCGCACCCAACCCTTACTGGCGCACGCCGGAAATCGAAACTTCACCGACGTTCGAGCCGCTATTTAAATTTCCATTCGAGGGCTCATTTGAAATGGGCATACAGCGCGATGCACGCATCATCGACAACGACGGCGACGCACCGTGCCCGCTTCAAATCGAGTTTAACGGCCCTGCGGAAAACCCGAGGATTGAGAATGTGACAACAGGCGAATATATCAAGGTCAAGCAGACGCTGCAGTCTAGCGAGGTGCTCAAGATTGACACCACGCCGGGTGATAAATCGGTGGTCATCGAAGAATCGGACGGCACGCAGCGCAATGTGTTTAACTGGATTGACTTGCAAAGCACCTTTTTCCAGTTAGAAGTGGGAGAAAACGAAATTGAGTACACAGCAGATGACGATATTCAAGGTGCAATCGTTGATATGTACTACAACAAAAGGTATGTGGGGGTGTGATTATGCCGGAAATATACAAGTTTTTTAACAGCGCTAGCGATGATGAGCGCAAGTATCAAGCAGCTGACTTTGCTGACTACTTTGGTACAGTGTTAAGCAGCGGTTTGGTGCACACAGATGAAGAGCCGACGCTTGAGGTTAGCGTAAGTGACGATTCACTTGAATCTTACGTAGAAGCAGGAAAGGCGATCGTTGACGGCCACCTTTACGAATTGACGGATGAAAAGACCCTGGAACACTCGCTTCCCGAAAGCGACACTGACCGCATTGACCGCGTCGTACTCCGATTAGACACACGCAATTCCGCGCGCTATATCAAGCTGTTTGTGCTTGAAGGTGATCCCGCTGAGGAGCCGGAGCCGCCGGAACTTACGCGTGATAACTTCGTGCACGAGCTGTCACTTGCGCAGATTTACGTGCATGCTGACACATCTAGTCTTGATTCTGACGACGTTACGGATGAGCGACTGGACGAAGACCTGTGTGGGTTAGTTAACTCTATGCTAACCGTGCCAACTGACCAGTTTGTAGACGAGTGGGAGAGCTTCTTTTCGGACATTAAGCAGGAGATTGAAAGCATTAAAGAAGATTACGAGCAATCACGTGATGACTTTCAAGAGGAACTGGATAACAAGCTTGCTGAATGGCAGCAGGTTTTCGATGATTACATGGCTGAGTTGGAAGGTCAAACGTATGTTTCGCAGGAAGATTTGGACGCGGTAGACGAAGATCTTACTGCGCATAAGGCAGAAAAAGGGCAACCGGATGGATACGCTTCATTAAATTCAGACGGTAAAGTGCCAGAGAGCGAATTGCCTGATTTAGATGCTAAATCAGATGCTTTGGCAATTAAATTTGTAATGGGATAGGAGGTAATTAAATGTCGAATGTAACAATCGAAAATGAGCCTATTAGTATTCAAATTAATGATGAAAGCGTAACTGTCCCTGAAGACGAAGTTTGGAAGGTAACGGTACTCCTCTTAGCAGAGGGCAGTAGCGTTTCAGGAGACTCTTTTTTAATAAATGGAGTACCTTTTCAACCTGAAGCTGATAGCAGTGCACAAAACCACGCAGTTCCATTTGATGCTGTTTTTGTTGGAGGAGATGAATTAGAATCTGAGACAGGCGTTATATCTGTCAACATTAGTGGTTTTATTGTAAAGAAAGGGTGATATAAATGATTAAACGTTTGTCTAATTCAGGGCATGTAATTAATTGGAATCCTGCTTTTGAAGAAGAAGCAAAAGATGCAATAAAAAAAGTATTAAGTGTAGAAGATATTCCAGAAGAACCGATTTCTAATGAAAAAATGAAAGAAGTTAAACAAGAGTATCGAAAATTAATAGGTGACGTTGAAAACGAAAATGAATTACCTGAAACAGTTAAAGAAAAAATAAACCGATTAGAAAAAGAAAACGAAGATTTAGAGTTATCGCAAGCAGATCAAGACGATTTAATCATGAAACTAATGATGGAGGTCGATGGTTAATGAGCGCAGAGTACCGACTTTTTGAACGCCAATGGAAGCGTGGTAGTGCTGACGAGGATACGTTAGAACGTGCGGTTGAGTTAGGATATATTACAGAAGAAGAAAAAGAAGAGATAATGGATCATGAACAAGACGGCGACTAGCGGTCTATTTTTTTATGCAGCAGGACAATAATGCGCAGTAACTAACACGCTCAAATGAGGGTGTATTTTTTATGCCGAAAGGAGGTGGCGCATGTACCCCATCCGTATTTTGTCACCGGATTTAGAGCTGCTTGGCGAGATCGACAGCTACGACACATTCGAGATCACGCGCTCATGGCAGGGCACCGGCGAGTTTGACTTGCTTGTGAACCGCGCGGCGCAGAATGCAGACAAGCTAGAGAAGCACAACATCATCATCCTGCACGGCAACACGGAGAAGGCGGGCATCATCCGCCATTGCGAAATCAGCGTAGACGAAAACGGCGCAGAAACGGAAAACTGGCAGATACAAGGTGTTACGCTGGACGGCATAACAAAGCAGCGTGTTACTTTACCGCCGGATCACACGGCTTATGACCGCAGGAGTGGACAAGGCGAGACGGTGCTTAAACACTATGTCGAAAACAACCTCACCGACCCGGACAAGACAAACCGGAAGGTGGAACAGCTTGCGATTGCAGAAGATGAGGAACGCGGCGACCACGTCAGCTTCGAATCACGTTATAAGGAGCTGCACGAAGAGCTTGAGACAATCGCCAAACGCGCCGATATCGGTTGGCACATCTACGTTGATTACGATCAGCCTAGCCTAGTATTTGACGTGATAGAGGGCAAAGACGTGACTGCCGACCAGAGCGACAACCCGCCGGTCATCTTTTCGCCGGAATATCAAAGCATATCGGAGCAAACCTTCATTGATTCCCTGCTTGATTATGTTAGCGACACTTACGTAGGCGGGCAGGGCGAGGGCACAGACCGCCTTGTCCATGAGGTGGGCGAGGAGAGCGAAGGGATTAAGCGCTTTGAATCATTTGTAGACGCACGCGATGTTGATGATGAAGACGATGAGGAAGAGGAGATTCCCGAAGAGGAGCAGATCGAGCGGCTTGAAGCGCGTGGGCAGGATGAGCTTAACGAGATGTCGAGCGAGACAACATTCGAAGCTGAAATCCTCGAGAAGTCTCCATTTATATATGAAGAAGCTTGGAATTTAGGCGACAAAGTAACGGTGCAGTCTAAGCGCTGGGGCGTGACACTCAACGCGCGCGTGACAGAAGTGCGTGAGGTGTACGATCGATCCGGCCGCTCAATTGAAGCCACTTTTGGGCGTAAAACACCGACATTTATAGATAAGGTCAAGCGTGCGACGCACAAGGCTGACTCCACACTTTAAGGGGGCTAAAAATGGAGCGAGAGGGCGTCACGGTCGGTTACAAAGAAATATACGACGAGATGAGGAAGATATCTGAATCACTCGTCGGCATTAACCACCGACTGACCCAAATTGAAGAAAGCCTTCCCCGCATACAAGAAGCAAACGAACGTAGTCGGGAAGCTCAGGAGCTTGCACAGAAAGCAACTGAAGCAGCAGAAGAATTAAAGCAAGATTTTAGCGAATACAAAAGAGGTCAACGTAAACGAGAAGATAGTGAAAAAAAGCAGAAAATCGCAACGGTCGGCGTAATCGTACCTGTTGTGATTTTTTTATTGCCAATTCTGTTCGCTTACTATAATTAGGAGGGTTTGATATGACCGAAATTTTAGCAACAGCAACAGCCGTGGCGCCGATTGCAACAGCGGTTGTTGAAGCCGTGAAAAAGAGCGGTGTTATCCCGAAGAGCTTTCTTCCGATCGCCGCACTGGTGGTCGGTATTTTATTAGGTCTTGCAGCTGCTCCGGTGTTTGGCGTTAGTCTGCTACATTCCGGGTGGTCTGGTGGAATTGCAGGCTTATCAGCGACCGGACTGTTTGAGTTAGGCAAGAAAAGCAAAGAGTCTGCCGATGAAAAGAAGCACATCAAGCAGCTTGAGGAGGGTCACTAATGGTTAAAGTAATGATAGACCCCGGACATGGTGGACATGATCTAGGCGTATCTGCTTATGATATGACGGAAAAAGCACTTGTACTTGATATCAGCCAGCAAGCTAAAGGAATCCTCGAAAGTGAGTATGAAGGCGTAGAGGTTCGGTTGACACGCTCGAATGACCGATTCATTCAACTTTCAGACCGTGCGCGAATGGCGCGTGACTGGGGCGCTGACTTCTTTGTCAGCGTACATTTGAACGCATTCAACGGCTCGGCGAATGGTATCGAAACGTTTATGCACAACAACTCCAGCGCATCTGCTGAATTGCGAGAAGCGCTGCACCGGCAAATTAAATCGCACATTGAGCAACACGACCGCATCACCGATCGCGGGCTGAAGCAGGCTAACTTTTCTGTGTTGCGTAACACGTATCAAAGTATGTATAGCGTTTTAACTGAATCGCTGTTTTTAGACAACGCGAATGACGCGGAGCTTTTGAAGCAGGAGCAGGTGATTACGGACATTGCGCGTGGGCATGCGCGCGGTATCGTGGAAGCCGCTGGGCTGACACGCAAATCCAGTGAATCAGAAAACGAAGAGGAGGATGATGAAATGAAGCTTGAAAATTGGCAGTGGGAGCAGATGGCTGAGAAGGTAAAAGACATGGAGGATGAAGGCTTGCTTGACGAAGGGCGCTGGCACGAAGCGGTGAAGAATCACGAATTGAGCAACAGCGAATTGACGTGGCTCACGTTTATCATCGCCAGTCGGCAGGCGTTGGTGAAATAAGCGCAGGGGATTACTCCCCTGCTATTTTAATGTAGTAGGTAAAGTCGCCCTCATCCACATCATATTGACCCGGCTCTAACGCTTCGATATGCTCCTTTTCTTCGTGGTCAGCTTCCCACGTCGTTTCATATCCCCTCATAATATCCTGCACATCGCTGACGGCCATTTTTTTATTATAGCTTTCCTGCAATCCGTATTCCCATAACTGATCTTCCCCTGTAACGTGACTGCCATTTTTCTTCTTTTCGATTGTCATATTCATGCTATCCGCTCCTTTATAATAGTAGTTGTGCAAAGCTTCAATATTTTTGTATGTCGCATTTTCCAGCTTAGCTTCTCCGCTGCGTAAGCGGCGCACCGTGTTTTCCGGCACGCCGGATTCTTTGCTGATTTTATAAGTTGTGACTTCGCTTTCAAACAGACGTCTCACTTCTTCAAGCATTAAACATCATCCTCTAAGTGTGGTTTATGGTATTTTTCTTCCGCTGCTTTTCGGGCAATGATCGCAGATTCTTTGTCATTAAAGTATCCGAGGTTAATTTGCCTACCTTGGTAACCAATGTTAGCTTGCCACTTTCTTCTCGCCTCAACCCAACGCACACCTTTATGCCCACTCTTGTTTTTCTTGTGGAGTTTTGATGTTAGCGCAGATTTACGTGTACCAAAGGTTGTGTCAGCGTTAATGTGTTGCTTAAGCCCGGCGTCTCTTTTAGCGGCATGTTGACATCCACAGCTTTTGTAATGACCGTGATTCAAAGAATACCCATATACATGAGTGATATTGCCGCAATCGCATTTGCAAATCCATTTACGATCGTTGTTTTCGTCGGGTTGTGCAAGTTCAACAACTGATAAGCTGCCGAACTTGCGCCCAGTTAAATCCTTGCGCATTACAGAGCTCTAACCTCATCCGGGTTTTTCCAATCACACGCCTCTGATTCGTCTGTTGTTTCCGGATGGACTACTTCCCAAGTTATCAAATATTCGTTGTTGTTAATGTCTAAAGCGGTAGCGTGATACTCGTCTCCGTCATCTCCAACGTAAGGATCTTGCACGGTGCGGTACTCGACACCGTTAACCTCTACAATTGTGCTGTTGTTTTCATTAAGCTCTTCAAACTTTTTCATTTCAATTCCTCCTTGTTTTTGCAACCGTTATCGGTTGGTGTATTTATAATATACCACCGTTATCGGTGAGTGTAAACAGTTTTTATAAATTTTTCCGAGAAATTTTTGCACAAAAAAAGAGGAGCACGCAGCTCCTCTCTAATTACCGTTATTCCTGCGTAGCTCGCAAGACTACAATTTCATGTGAATCAAAATAGCCCAAAGAATACCTCACTTCATTTACATAAGCTTCTTGTGTTTCTGCAACGAAACTCAATTCCTCATCCAAGCCTAATTCTTCGTTCAACAACTCGCCACGTTCTTCCTCAGGCAAATCTGGGCTAGTAGCGCCGATCAGAACGCCATATGCCATCACATCTTCAAAGCGATCTTGTTCAAAAGCTTCCATTTCGCTTTCAATGTAGACTTCTTCAATGTATCCATCTACTGTGAAGCCCATAATCGTAAGGCCGTTACTTAAACGGTATCCAAAACCTTCACCGTCCGTACTCGGAGCTTCGTCAAATTCACTAATCTCAAAATGCTCCAAGCCGTCTTCTTCTAAACCGTTAATGAGACCATTCCAATTATCGCGGAATTCATCAAGCGTCATAAACGTTTCTTCAACTTCTTCCTGCTCCTCTTCTTCTTGTTCAGCTTCTTCCTGTTCCTCTTCGTCTTCTTCCTCTACAGCTTCTTCAGTCTCTTCTTCCGCCGCAGCTTCCTCGGCTTCTTCCTCCTCCGCCTCATCATCGCCGCTCACAGCGTTAACCAACCCGCTTACTAAAATGACTGTAGCCGGGATTACGAACCACTTCTTCTTATAAAACGGTGTTTTTTCTTCCATTATATTGTCCCCCTGTTAACTTTCCTTCATGATACTACAAATTCTGTAACAAATGGAAGGGTGGTTTGGTGATCACAACCATGACCACACAAATGATCACGCAACTAACAACTTCAACAATCGTTCATCCACGCAGGCAACTCCAACAAACCCTAATGTAACGGTGGTTTGAAGCTTCAAATAACAGAAATCAAACGCTACCAACGTGTCCGAAAATAAATTTGAAAT